TGGGCAAATTGTGGGATTTATGGCTGGCATTGTGGGCGAAAACTTCTTTTCAAACACAAGATATGCCAACGACATAGCATTGTATGTACATCCAGAAAACAGAGGCAGCACGGCTGCTGTCAGATTGATAAGCCAGTTCCTGACATGGGCTGATAGTATGGGGTGCGATGAGGTTCGATGCGGAATCACAACCCAGATTAACGATCCTATAGCCATCAAATTGTATAAACGGTTTGGCTTCCGAGAAGGCGGCATTTTGATGGTAAAGTGATTAGTCCATTGAACTTTACTTTCAATTGGAAAAGTAATGCGTCATAGGCCCGTGTATATTAGGCTTGAGCCCCTCGTGGATAACTCGCTGCCGGGTATCGTCGGACAACCTTAGAACCAAGGTTATTAACTCTGCTAACGAAAGGAACCTGTTATGGCTACGACCATTGACCAGGCTTTTATCAAGCAGTTTGAGTCCGAAGTGCATATGGCTTATCAGCGTATGGGCTCAAAGCTGCGCAACACTGTACGGTATAAGGGTAATGTTAACGGTACCTCCACCACCTTCCAGAAGGTTGGTAAGGGTGCTGCAAGCACCAAGTCGCGTCACGGCAACCTCCCGGTCATGAACATTGACCATTCGAGTGTTGAGTGTACGCTGGCTGACTACTACGCATCTGACTACGTTGATAAGCTCGACGAGCTGAAGATCAACATTGATGAGCGTGGTGTTGTGTCGAACAATGCTGCTTATGCAATGGGCCGCAAGACTGACGAACTTATCGTAGCTGCTCTGGACGGTACGTCCCAGACGATTACGGAAGCTGGTTCGGATGGTCTTACCCAGACCAAGATCAACACCGTATTTGCCACCTTTGGCGAAAACGATGTGCCGGATGATGGCGAGCGTTACTTCGTCATTTCGCCGGAAGGTTGGGTGGATCTGCTCGGAATCTCTGCGTTCTCGGACGCTGATTTCGTTGGCCCCGATGACCTGCCGTATAAGGGCGGCATGGTTGCTAAGCGTTGGCTTGGCTTTATGTGGATGACGTTCTCCGGCCTGGATGTGTCCGGCGGTATCCGCAAGTGCTTTGCCTTCCATCGCTCGGCAATTGGTATGGCCTCTGGCCAGGATGTAGTTACGGAAGTAAACTACATTCCTGAAAAGGCGGCTCACCTTGTCACTGCCATGATGTCACAGGGCGCTGTCCTGATTGACACCAATGGTGTTTATGAAGTCCAGATTGCGGAGTAACCAACATGGCTTTGACTGCTGCTAATCTCTCCAAAGTAGCCGGTGGCGCTCGTCAGGTTTGGGTCTACGAATCTGCCGACGCTGTAGGTACCATTGCCGGTTCGGGTTATTTTAACTCGGTCACTGGCAACCTGCGTCAGTATGACGTTATTCTTGCTATCGGTTCCACTGGCGGGACCGCAACCGTTGACGTCCTTATTGTGACGTCTGCAACGGGTGCAACGACCGTCACCACGGCCAATGGCACCTGATCCTAGATATTGATCTAGGTAGAGGGCGGGATGTTTTTGCTTCTCCGGCATCCCGCCTTCGTCTAACCGGGGGTTCTTTTGGCAGACACTTCTATAGATATTTGCTCTAGGGCGCTTATAATGATCGGGGCTTCCCCGATTACGTCGTTTTCTGACGGCACTACTGAAGCGACCGTTGCCTCTAATCTATATGAAGATACTGTAAGGGACATGCTGACCCGGCATCGTTGGCATTTTGCCAGCGGACAGAAACAACTATCCAGGCTTGTCGATGCTCCGCTGAATAGGTGGGACGCTGCCTATCAGCTTCCTGCTGATATACTACGGCTTTCGGCTGTTATGGTGAACGATACGCCTATTGCTTACGATGTCTACCAGGACAACGTATATTGCAACGCTACCGAAAATGATGAAGTCTATGCAGACTACATCTATCGGGCGATAGAAGAATACTGGCCTCCGTACTTTACGAAGGCGCTAGAGTTTGAACTGGCATCTATCTTTGCATACTCTGTCGCTGCACAGGAAAACCTGTCTGGCATCATGGAGAAACGAGCCATTAGGCAGCTTGCCATTAGCCGGAACATAGATAGCCAGGGCCAGACAACGAAGCGTTTGAACGTACAAAGATACCATCAGCTTCGCACAACTACACGAGGTTAAGATGGGGCTCAAACAACTCCAGACGAACTTTTCTTCTGGGGAACTTGGTCCCCTTATGGATATGCGTTCCGATACCGGGGCGTATGCCAACGGCGCTCGTCTAATCCGTAATGCTATGATCCTGAACCAGGGTGGCATTGTGCGTCGTCCTGGCACGGAATATCTTGCTACTCTGTCTGGTAACCGCAGGCTTGTGCCATTTGAGTTTTCAAACGAAGAACGATACATTTTTGCTTTTGGCCATAATGTTTTGGATGTTTTTGATACATCAGGCACAAAGTTGCAAACCATTACAGGCTGTCCATGGAGTACATCTGAATTATTTTCCATGACATACACTCAATTTGGTGATGTCATGATTGTTTGTTCACCATTAATTCCTATAGTTAAGATAACCAGAACTAGCATTTCTACCTTTTCTGTTGATTTTTTTGAGTTTGCCCGCGCTCCAACAAGCATAAAGATTTACCAGCCATACTACAAATATGCTGCTGATAACGTAACCTTGAGTTCTAGCGGGACCACTGGAAACGTAACCATAACATCAAGTGCAGCGCATTTTTCTTCTGGACATGTTGGAACCAGGATTAGGTGGTTTGAAAATGAAATACTGATTACTGGGTATATAAGCAGCACCCAAGTTTCTGGAAATATTGGTGGAACATTAGAGGCTCATTATGACATAGACCCATTTCGTACATCAGATGGATCTAATGTTGTAGAGGTAACGCATATTAATCATGGCATGAGTGCAGGCGCAACCATAACCATTATTGGCGCAAATGGTTTTGCTGGCATATCTTCTAATCAGCTAAACGGTTCTAGGTCTATAACCATTATTGACAGCGATAGGTATAGCTTTGTTGCTGGTGCTAATGCCTCTGAATCTGCTGATGGAGGTGGCCCCCATGTGAGGTTCCAGGGTGCAAATATTGCCACCAGAACTTGGGACGAACAGGCATTTTCTTCTGTTCGTGGATGGCCTGGAGCAGTTTGCTTCCATGAAGGCAGGCTTTGGTTTGGGGGTGCGTACTCAATACCAAACGGCCTCTGGGCATCTATGATTGGTTTGTACAATAACTTCTTCACTGACGAAGGTTTGGACAACGAATCAATCCAAATTCAAATTAGTTCAGAAGATTTTTCGTCTGTCTTGCATTTGGTTTCCAATCGGCACTTGCAGATCTTTACTGCAACTGGTGAGTTCTATGTGCCAAAAGGTACGCAAGGTGGTTCTATCACGCCAACAAATATCTACATTGCGAGGCAAACGCCATACGGAAGCTCGACCGTTACGCCGCTGCCATTTGATGGGGCAACAACATTTGTCCAGAGCAGCAAGAGTGCCATCCGTGAGTTCATCTATACGGACACGCAGCAATCCTACAACTCGCCCAACCTGTCCCTTCTGGCTGGCCACCTGATTGACCAGCCGGTAGATCTTGGTATCTCATATGGTACATCTGGGCGTCCTGAGCAATACCTATATATCGTTAACCAGAATGGCACCATCGCTGGGTTCCTGTCTGCTAGAGCAGAAAAGATAGCTGCCTGGTGCTTATGGACCGCTTCTCATAGTTCTGGAACGGCAAACTTTAAGTCAGTCGTTACGGTTGGATCTAAGATCTATATGGTCGTTCAGCGTGGGGCTGACTACTTCCTGGAACTACAGGCGGCTACTGATCTTGATCTTTCTCTAGACTGCGCGACTACATACACTTCAGGTAGCCCAACGGATACTTGGACTATTGGTCCGCAGTATTACAGCACAACAGTATCGGTTGTTTCGGGCAACTACTATATTGGCGACTATGCAGTAGATGGGTCTGGAAACATTACCATTGATGCTGCTGTTGATGAAATCACTGTTGGATACTCTTATACAGTCACTGTAGAGACGCTACCGGCCAATGCCCAGCTTCCAGATGGGTTCTATACTGGGCGGCAGAAACGAATCTCACGAGCAATCCTGGCACTTGATAGCACTCTTGCTGTCTCGGTAAACGGCAATAACTTTATCTTGCGCCAGGTAACTGATGATCTGTCCTTAGACCCTACACCATTCACGGGCAAGACAGACTTCTACATCCTTGGCTATAACAGGGACGCAACCATAACCATAACCCAAACAGAGCCTCTGCCAATGCGGCTGCTTGGCGTAGCAACTGAGGTAACGGTCTAATGTGTGTTAGCTTATTGATTGCTAGTGCGCTTGTCTCAACGGTAGGCGGTTTTGTCCAAGCTGGGGCTCAGGCTGCTGCTGCTGAAGGCGAAGCAAATTGGCGGAACTATCAGCTTGAAATTCAAAACCGTCAGCTTGAGGCTGAAAAAGAACTAACCCGCATCCAAGCATCTCAAGCTGAAACAAACCGGCTAGAAGAGCAGCGCCGCACACGCGCTAGAAATGAAGCCTTTGTTGCTGGATCTGGCATTTTATATAATCGTGCTTTCTTTGATATTGAAAAGGAAAGCGATAAAAATGTTCGCAAGGACATTGCAGCACTTCGCCTTAACGAAGCCACAACCGTATCGCGGATTGCAGATCAGATTGCCGTGAACAGGGCAGAAAGCTCCTACATGACGCAGCGGGCTGGTCTTATCGGCAGTGCGGCTTATGCAAATGCCGCATTTAGCGGAATGTCTAGCATGTTGTCTGCTGGGTATAAGACTCAATACTACAAAACTGGTAAGTCAATTTTAGGGTAACATAATGGCTCTTGAACCTGAAAAGCAAAAAGTTGCAGTGCAGATGCCAAGCCGTACGTTGCGGACGTTTCGGCCATCGTTCCCTAGCATCCAGCTTCCAGGGGTTCAGAAACTTGCCCGCACTTTAGATAACATAGGAGAAGCGGAAGCGCAGGCAACTGCAAAAGAAACGGCACTTGATCAGGCTCGGTCTGTATCTATTACTGGCCCAAATGGCGAGCCTGTTCGTCCACCAACGCCTGATGAATTTGGCCGATACGCAAAAGAAATCTTTGATAAAGCAATAGACGACAGGTACGGAACTGCTGTCGTTATGGACTCTCAGAAGAAGATTTTTGACATC